CAGATAATTACCCAGGGACATTAGAAATTTGTATTAAATGTGATGAGCCTACTGGCAATTGTGAAGAAGATAATATTCTTGATGATGACGGATATCCGCATTGCTACGATTGCGCATTAAATGAAGGCTTATTAGAAGATGATCAAGCAGACCCATTCAACTAAGGAAACAACATGAGAAACATAAGAGAATTACTGGCCCCATTTCCATCATATTACGCTGCAAGCAAGTGGGTGGGATTTGATAGGAACAGCGGGCAGTTTAGACGCTGGCATGAGCTTAACGCCAAAGTTGACAACGATGGACAGGTATGGATTAAAACAGGCAAGCCAATAGAGGGATTTAAGCGATGAGAGGGTTTAAAGTAGGCGATAAGGTTGTGATAATAGAATTATTGGATAATTACCCGGGAAATTTAAAAGTTGGTGACATTGCTACAATAGGTGAGGTTAGCAAACGCGCCCAAACAGTCAAGATGGTTTGTGATGCTGAGATAAGCTGCACTTGGCAGTTTGAATTTAATATTAAACACGCTGAAAAATGGTCAATATACAACAACACACTACCCTGGTCAGAGTTAAGCGATAAGCAAAAGGGCAAGCTATTGTTGGCCAATATTAATGATGTTGCAATCTGCATGGTTGCAAAGTCACTAAGAGGCGATGAGACGTTTATTAATAACGTAGAGATAGACAAAGGTGACGTGTGTGTTTATAGAGCGCAACCTAAGCCAGTAAAGCCAGAGCCAACAATGGAAGAACTTTTCCATTCTGATTTTTACGATTTAAAAGCAGGCTCGGTTGCAATTCAAATGATTGCTAAGGGATGGACTAAGCCATGCTAAGAATTACAAAATATGATGAGGAGTATGTTTTAAATCATCACGACCATCTTACTGTGTTTGATTCTGCTCATATATCTGGTTGTTTGTTGATATTAAAGCGCAAGGTTAAACACTTTAATCCTAATGACATTAGTGCCAATTATTTTATTCAAGATGTAGGCGTGTCAACACTTTTTGACAAAACGATGAAAGAGGCTATTAATCAACTTAAAAAACTTGGCATGGTAATCACTAACGAAAATGACAAGGTAGGTGTGTAATGGATAGTGAAATCCCATTATTTGAAACAATGGATATAGCAATTGAAGCAGCGGCAGAGCATTTGCCGGAAGGGTTCCGAGTAATCATAGCTGTAGAAAAAAACGGGTACGGAGTTTATCTTGAAGATGAGGACGGTAATGAAATCTCGATTGATGGTGGTGACGGTATGCGATCCGATGTTTGGGAGGCTATAGACCAAGCAATAGCTGACAAGGTAGGTGTGTGATGACTAAAGAAATAGACTACGTAGAACTACTAAAGCTTGCCCATGAGAAGCTTGGCAGTCAATCGGATATAATTGCAGAGCTTGATAAAGATTTAGAAAGCTGTATTGCTATGCTAGAAAACTTTCACAAAAATACGGGCAGCCTAGGAGCTCGGTCTTTAGTTGATAAAATTAGAGCTAAACCTTTACGCATTAAAGCACTAAAGGAACAAGAGTGATGAGCAGAGTAATGTTACATGGCGTTTTAAATATGCCAGCAGAATTGTGGGACTCAAGCAACCCGTTCGACAGTATGCAAAGACAGTATACGTATTTTGAAGCAAGCAAGCTGATTTTCAAGCAGGACGATATGATTGCAGAACTTGAGAAAGATCTAGAAGCAGCAATGACTTTTAATGTTGATGTCGTAAGGTGTTTATCAAGAATTGCATCAGTTGAAAATCACAACGAAGTGCCCGCTTATATTGATATGTCAAGACGCTGTATTAAGACTATTGAAGCCAAGCAAGCCAAAGCACTAAAGGATCAATCATGAGTAATAAAATGAGTGACGTTTTTGATTTGCCTGTAGGTGATAGTGAATTTACATTAGTTGCAATGGCTAAAAGCACTTACATGTCTATGGACAAGGCCGCTGTAATTGCAATTAATGCATACGATGCAAATCAAGATCGTATTGCAGAGCTTGAGAAAGAAAATAGATTACTAAAACAACTTGAGCAGATATTTAATAACTCACCAGATTTAACATTTGATTGCTGCAAGAGAATGCTTAAGGATGATTTTAAAGCTCACAACCTAGAGCAGCAAAACAAATTTATAGATATTCTTTACAAGGCTGGAAAATGTGACGCTGACTGTCTTGAATATTTTAAAGCACTAAAGGAACAAGAGTGAACGACTACAAGCTCAAGGCTGATGAGTATCACAAGGCCATGATTGACGCCAAAGCAACGGGCGAGCATGACAAAGCTAATTATTATTACGAGCGATATATGCACTATAAAAACAAGGCAGAAAGCAAAGCGCTTTACCCTGATTAATTATCATACGTCAATAGCCAAAGCTGTGATATAATCGCGCTAATACATTCTTCATGAGTCTGGAAAGTGATTAAAAAATATGGTGAATGGCTTGCGGAACCAACCGAGTTTATATTAAGAAAGACGGATAAATTTGGTGAGCCTTTTAGCGCCGTATGTGTAGTTAAAATTATTGACAGAAAAGCTCATGTAGTTGGGCTCTTAAGCAATGACAAAATCACTAAATCAGATTATAGAAGTTTCAAACAATTAATAAAAGATTTAGGCTGTGAGCCGTTTAAACGAGTTTAATTACATAGGGTAAAAACCATGTCAGTATCAGTATTAGCAAGAGCCAGTAAAATAGATACAGAAGCATCTAGCATAGCAACAGATGTAAGACGCGCAACCACAACCTTAGAAGCTTTATTTTTGCGAGCCACTGACTTTACTGCGTTTATGAATGCAAATCTAACATCAGAATTTAGTCAATCTGACAGAGATAAATACACCGACAAGTTTGTTTTTGCAATGACAAACTTAGGCGAAGTTATGGCAATGCTTACGCCACTTCAGGCTTTAGAAACTGACGTTATAACCGTTGAGCAGTTTTTAGAGTCGCATACGGGCGAAAGTCCAGAGCAGTACAGCAAGCGATTTGATTAACTAAGATGGCTTTTACAGCGTCTTCATGGGGACAAGGACTTTTATTAACTGGTCTAAGTCCTGGCAGCTCTGAAACGGGTTTTGAAGCTGTCATCACGAAAGCGAACCTACCTACATCTGCATTAGATGCAGGTTCTTTGTCATGCCTTAACGGTGGCGGTGACTGGCGGTTTAGCACGGATATAAACGGCACTACTCAACTTCCAGTTGACATCGTTACTTGTGTAACTAACGCATCAGCAGCAAGCACAGAATTTATAGCGTGGGTTAGATTTCCAACGTATGCAAGCGGCACACGCTCAGTTTATGCGTTTTGGAACAAAGCAGGAGAATCACAACCAGCAGCCAACGCAGCGTTTGGTAGTGAAGATGTATGGCAGGATAATGAATCTGTATGGCACCTTGATGATTTAACAGACTCAGCGGGTAACGCGACAAGTTTAACAACGGTTGGAACTCCTTCTACGGTTGACGGCGTGGTTGGCGACGGCAAAAGATTTGCAAGTAATTCAGATTATTTATATACCAGTACTGTTGGCGTAGTAGAAAACGACTCATTTAACATTTCATTCTGGTATAAAAGACAGACAGGCGATGGACTAGCAGACGGAGCAGCGATTGGAATAGCTGATAACTCTAGTCCATTCAATAATTTCGGTATTTTTTTTGATACAGGAGCGGGCGACAATTTAATAGTTGAAGTTTATTCTAGAGATACTTCAACTACTCCGAACGAAGTTTTTAGAATACCAAATTTTTTAGAAGGTGATAGCGTATTTGTATCTGCAAACCAAAATTCGTCGGGCTCATCAGTAATAGCAATTCACCAAGGAACCGTATACACAGGGTCAGACAACGCTAGATTATTTGGTACTCAACCAGATCGCTTTTCTGTCAATAGAGTTATGGACTCAAGTCCCGAAGGTGGTGGGTTAAGTGTATTAGACGAGATACGTCTAACATCACCAGGCAACACAAAGAGCAGCGACAGGGTAGAGCTTGAATACGACAACCAGTATAACAGATCTACATTTTGGACGGGTGGTGCTGTATTTGTTCCTGGTGGCTCATCAATATCAGTAACCGCAACACTTGGTACAATATCTTACTCAAGCAATGACACATCTGTAAGTGTCACTGGTTCATTCGATGTAGTTGCAACTCTCGGTACGATATCATACGCGAGCAATGACGCTGTAATAACCATATCAGGCGCAGTTGATGTTACTGCAACACTCGGAACAATATCATACACATCTAACAACCCATCTGTATCTGTAACTGGCATAATACCGATTGCAGCAACACTCGGCACAATCAGTTATACTAGCAACAATGTCACAGTATTTGTACAAGATGGGCAAGACATTGGAGTTGTTACAGCAAGCTTCAAGCCAAACTCAATAACAGTAAATTTTAGAGGATAAAACAATGGCACGCGGTGAATTAAAAACATTCGATTACTATCCGTATAATGCGGGTTTAAAATTATATAATAACTCAACAGACTCATTTAAATATGCGTTACTTAGCACAGCATTTGCATCGGTGGGTAAAGCAACGGTCGATCCTACAATCGCATCATTTACAGAAGTTGCGGCTGGTGGTAATTACTCAACAGGTGGTAATGCGTTGGCTGGTGTAGCGTGGACAATTGGCGTAGTCAGTGCAGGCGTAACAGGTTTAGACTTTACTGACATTGCTTTGACTAAGCAAGCAGGCAGCCCTACAACTGCTAAAACCATGCTAATCGTAAACTCTACAGCAGGAAACAGAAGCTATCACGCTATTGATTTAACAACTGATGGCACAACTGCTATTGATTTAGTTAATAACGATTTGTCTGTGGCATTTGCGGCTGGTGGAACGATTAACATTACAGTAACCGCGTAATACAAAGCCGCTGTAATGGCGGCATATCTCTTAAGGGGATTTTATGGCAAAGCCAAAAACAAGCGGGAGGCCAACAAAGTACAGTGTAAAGTATAATGAACAGGCTAGAAAGCTTTGTTTGATGGGTTACACGGACAAGCAATTAGGTAAGTTTTTTGAGGTTGCAGAGTCAACTATAAACAAATGGAAGATAGACCACAAAGGATTTTCAGAGTCCTTAAAGGCCGGAAAAGAAATTGCAGATGCAGAAGTAACGGCAAGCTTATTCGAAAGGGCTAAAGGATATTCTCACATAGAGACGAAAGTATTTAATAACCAAGGCGAAATACTTACTTACGATGTGAATAAAATTTATCCACCTGATCCTATTTCCATTAAGTACTGGCTTAACAACAGACAGCCTTTACGATGGAGAGAAAAAGTAGAAGAAGTAATCTCAGATGGCGAAGGACAGATACAGAAGATACAAATTGAGGTTGTAGGTGCGAACGGTAACAATTAAACCAACACAGCCGCAGGCAGACTTCCATGCGCTTACTTGCAAGCACCCTGCATTTATAGGAGGCTTTGGAACAGGCAAAAGCGAGACCATGGCTAATCAGGCATTTATGGATGCGTCCCATTCATCTAGTGCATTGATAGGATTGTATGAACCGACATATGATTTAGTTAGATTAATAATGGCTCCGCGAATTGAAGAAAAGCTTCAGCAATACGGCATAAGATACAGGTATAACAAGTCAGAAAATATAATCTATTCTTCAAATGCTCAGTTTGGTGACTTTGTATTAAGAACGCTAGACAACCCATCACGCATTATTGGTTATGAAACATATAGAGCTCACGTAGATGAAATTGATACGCTAAAGGAGGCTAAAGCAAGGGAGGCATGGAACAAGATTATAGCAAGAAACAGGCAATCACCAGCAGGGATTACAAATCCATTTAACAGGGTTAGCGCATACAGCACACCTGAGGGTTTTAAATTTGTATATAAAGCATGGAAGAAGGATGTAAAAAGAGGCTATGAAATGATACAGGCTGCAACTACCTCCAACCCTTTTTTGCCTGCTGACTATGTTGAAACATTAAGAGAAACATATCCACAACAATTAATAGCGGCATATATTGAAGGCCAATTTGTAAACCTAACTACTGGCACAGTTTATAGTGAATTTGACAGAGTAGTAAATAACACTGATGTAATATGGGATGGTGCAGAGCCTTTACATGTGGGTATGGATTTTAACGTTTGCAATATGAGTGCGGTAATATCCGTTATACGCAACAGTATTTGTTATGACGTTAATGAAATTACAGGCGGGTATGATACGCCGAGTATGATCAACTCGTTAAAGGAAAGGTTTCAACAATGCCAAATCAACATCTATCCAGACGCGAGCGGCAAGAATAGAAACGCACAAGGGGCATCTGAATCATCAGTTCAATTGTTAAGGTCGGCTGGCTTTCAAGTATTTGCAAAGAATAAAAACCCATTTGTTAAAGACAGGGTCTTAGCAATGAACACCAGCTTCACTAAACGACTTCACTTTGTAAACGTCAAGCTGTGCCCAACCCATGCAGCAAACCTTGAACAGCAGGTATATAACAACGCAGGCGAGCCAGATAAAACAGCAGGCAACGACCACACGAACGATGCTAACGGTTATCTGATACACTATAAATACCCAGTTATCAAGCCAACTACCACAGCGGCACGAATGATAGTATAATGGGTAAAAATCGGTTAAGCCGATCAACTAATTTAAAATAGGCTTAATATGGCACTTGTAACACAACCTAGAAAAGAATACTCAGACTACCTCAGAGACGTTGAACGCAACCGTGCGGCAGTCGCAGGGGAAAGAGAAGTAAAGCGTAACGGTATTAAGTTTTTACCTCCACTAGCTTCAATGTGTTGCTCGATAACTTATACAGCAGACCAAAGACAAGTATTTACTCAGCACGCCACCTTGACAGAAGAAGGTCGGGCAGCTTATGAGAAGTATAAAACTTTGGCTTCTTTCTACGGGGCTACAGGTCGAACGGTTGACGGATTAGTTGGGTTGATATTCTCAAAGAAAGCAATTAAAGAGTTACCTACTTTAGTTCAGTATCTTGATCAAAACGCAGACAGCCGAGGCAGCACGCTAAGAGACTTATCAAAGAAAGCCTGCAATGAGGCATTTATATCTCCCCGCTCAGGTTTATTAGTTGCAAGGCCAACAACTCCACAAGGTACAAGTAACGCAGATGCCGAGGCTAACAACCTAATCCCAAAAATATTACATTACCGATTTGAAGACATAATTAATTGGGACTATGAAGTAATAGACAACGTTGAAAAGCTATCTCTATTAGTATTGCAAGAGCTAAAGACAAAGCGGACAGGTTACGAGGTAGAGGTTGAGTATCAGTATCGCGTATTAGAGCTAATAGATGGTATATACAATCAGTCTTTGTATAATGACGCGGGTGCAATAGTAAAACCGATTGAGCCTGTCACTGTAAACGACGTTGTATCCAGAGAAATACCGTTTTACTTCATTGAATGTGGCTCAGAAGGCAAGGCAATTATTAACGACTTGGTTGATATGAATTTCCATCACTATCAGGTAAGCGCAGACTACAACAGTAAAAACCACTTTTCGTCGTTTACAATCTACTATGAAACTGGCGCACAATCCGGCCAAAACATGTTAATGGGTAACGGTGTTAAATGGTCAAACAATCAGACAGATGCAACGTTCGGAATATTACAGCCAGACGGAAATGCAGATGCATTAAGAATATCGCTACAAGACGACGAACAACGAATGGCGGCATTAGGTGCAGAAGCATTAAAGCCTAGGTCTAGCGGTGCAGAATCAGCGGAAGCGAAAAGCCTCGATCAAGTCGCTCAGAACTCAACTACAGCAGATGTAGCAATCACAGTAAGTGAAGCGTTTGTTAAGGCAATTAATTTTGCCTCACGCTGGATGGGCGGCACAGAAGATACTGATTATGAATTAAACACTGATTACAATCCTACTGGAATGAATGCTCAAAGTTTGACGGCATTGCTCGCACAACTTCAAGGCGGCGGCATTTCATATCAGACGTATTACGAGAATTTACAGCGTGGCGAGATAGCAAGCACTGAAAGAACAGCAGCAGAAGAAAAGGCCGCGATTACGCTCGAACAGACAGGTATGGATTAATGTCTGAACTAACAATCCAGCAATCTTCAAGACATGCAGTTTATGTTCAAAGATTTGCTGGTCATCTTGCTAATGAGTTTGACCCGTATCTTGAGAATCTAAAACGTGAACTCAAGATAATAATGATTGACGCGCCAGAAGAAACAACAAATATCAGGGTTATCAATAAGCTCATATCTGACTACAAAAAAGCGTCACTAATTGTTTACAGTGAATACAACGATGACGTGCTGATAAAAGAGCTTACAGAGTTTGCAGGAGAGGAAGCCGGATGGCAGGCAGCAGCACTTGACAAGGCCGTTGATTCACCAGCAGTTGTGCTATCTACTCCATCAGCGGCACAGGCTTGGACTGGCGTTGTAGCAGAGCCTTTAGTATTTCCTGATAGCAACGGCGTTAAGCTACTCGACCCATTCATCAAAGATTGGGAGCAAGTGCAGATACAAAAAGTTAGCGATATCATTCGAACGGGATTTGTTACAGGCAGAACCAATAACCAAATCACTCAAGACATTGCAGGTAAGGGCGGCTACTTACAAAATCAAAACCGTAAATCAATTAAGTCGATGGTTCGCACCGCAACTACTCACACAAGCAACCTAGCAAGACAGGCGACCTTTGATGCTAACGATGATGTGATACTAGGCTATGAATGGGTATCGACGTTAGACGGGCGCACAAGCTCAACATGTAAAGGATTAGACGGGCAGGTATTTAAAAATAAAGATACAAACAAACGCTTTCCACCAGCACACCCAAATTGCAGAAGTAGCACAGCACCAGTATTAGACGCACGTTATAACCTAGATGATAGCGTTAACACAAGAGCTTCAAGAGGCTCGGAAGGTGGACAACAAGTTAATGCTGACCTAACATATTATCAATGGCTAAAAGACCAAGGTGCTCAGGGGCCAAAGGGCAGGGCATTTGTGTTAGATACCCTAGGCAATGAGCGAGGTAAGCTATTTTTAGACGGTGGATTGAGTGCCGATAAATTTAAACAGCTAACCCTTGATGAATTATTTCAGCCTATCCCGCTAGATAAATTACGCGGAAAGCAATCGTTACAACTAGCATTTGACCAATTAGGCGACAAAGGTTAAAATGTAAACTAATTATTACAGCACTAAGTGCTCAACTTACCCAAAGGGTTTAACATGTTAAACGGATTAGATCAGATAGACTTAACTTTACCAGACGCATTAGAAAAAATTAACGCACTGGCAAAAGGTTTAAGTGATAAAAATGCAGAATTGCTAGGTAAGGTTACTGACAAAGACTCATTGAGTGCATCGGAAGTAGCAAAGCTTAAAGGTCTTGAAGACTTCAAAGCAAACGCAGAAATACAGGCCGCGAAAGAAGCGGAAAACTGGACAGAGGCAACCAGGCTACAAACCGAGAAGCACCAGAAAGAAATGGAAGAACTCGGATTAGTTGGTAAGTCTGACAAAGAATTAATTACAAAATTACTAATTGATGGCGGGTTAAGTAAAGCACTCGACGGAGTCAAAATTAATCCGAGTTTAAAACTGGGGGCAGAATCGTTACTCCGCTCAACAGCAATAATCACCGATGGTCAAGCCATGATAGGTGATAAATCGTTAAGCGATGCAGTAAACGAATGGGCAGCAAGCGATATCGGTAAAGCGTATTGTTTAGCACCTAATAACTCAGGCGGTGATGGTAGCGGTGGTGCTGGTGGTGGGGGTCAAGGTAAAGAAATGACACTCACCGAAAGGGCAATTGCAGCTAACAACGTCAAATAATTTAAATTCATTAAGGAATTATCATGGCTGAAGTAAGAATTTCCGACATATATAACCCGTTAGTATTTTCTGCTGCGGATCAAGAAGCTCAAATCGAGCTTAACAACTTTATGGCTTCTGGCGTAATGGTGGAAGATCCACGATTAACAGCTATGGCATCTGTAGGCGGTAGTATTGGCGAGTTGCCATTCTTTAAGCCTCTTGGTGCTACTGAGCCTAACTACTCTAACGATGTTAAGGCTGATTTGTCTACATCAGAAAAAGTAACATCGCTCAAAATGATTTACCGCCTTGCTAGCATGAACAAATCATGGTCTACAATGGATATAGCTGTAGATTTGGCCTTGGCTGACCCTGCTACTGCAATCACAACCCGCATCGGTTCATATTGGGCAACAGCTAACGAAAAGCGTTTGATTCAATCAACAATGGGTATCTTGAATGATAACGTTGCTAATGATTCAAGTGACATGGTTAAAAACATTGCTACTGACTCAGCAAGCGCAGTAACAGCAGCAGAGTTAGTTTCTAACGATGCCATCCTTGACGCACAGCAAACCGCTGGCGACCATCAAGGTGGCTTTACCGCTATTGCTATGCATTCTGTAGTTTATAGCCGCCTACGTAAGCAGCAATTAATTACATTCATTCGTGATGCAGACAATAATACTCTGTTTCAGACGTATGGTAATTTGCGTGTTGTTGTTGATGACTCGTTGAGCGCAATTGCCGGAACAAACCGTATCACTTATACCACTGTAATATTTGGTGCAGGTGCTATTGTTGCAGGTTTAGGTCGCACAAAGGTTCCTTCTGAATTGTATCGTGACCCTGATGCTGGTAATGGCGGCGGTCAAGAGACTTTGTACTCTCGTAGGGCTGACATCATACATCCTTTAGGTTTCCAATTTGGATCGGCCTCTGTAGCTGGGCAGTCTGCAAGTCTTGCAGAATTGGCATTAGCTGTAAACTGGGACAGAGTATGGGAACGTAAAAACGTACCTCTTTGTTTCTTACAAACCAACGGTTAATATTTGAAGGGGTGTAAAAACCCCTTTTTATTTAGGAATCATCATGACAAAAGCAAAGCAAGAAATCGAAGAGCAAATAATCGAGATTGAAGAAGAAACAATCGAAATCGAAGATGAGATCGAGTTAACAGCCAATGAACACAATGCTTTAATCTGGGCAGAAATCGAAAAGTATCAAGATGAAATTGAGTTGATTAAATTACATTTACGACCCGCTGAACTTCCAAAGCAGGCATCTTTAAACGACTGCAATATCATGGCAGGCAAGATAAAAATTCATCCTGTGAAAGTTGACCCTAAGTTACTTTAAATTAATTAAACCTCTGTTATGGGGTTACTTATTGCAGAGGTTAATTATGACGAACAGAACAAAGACACAAGAAGAAGAAATATTAAATCATTTATTGGTTTCAATAGTTATCGCTAATAGCGGCACAGTTACTAGCAATGATAAAGTTTCATTATTACAAAGCTGGTTAGCAGCGATAGGAGCTTAAAGTGCCAAGTGTAAACGAATTATTACAAGAAATATTGACTGCCACACCAGGCGGTTCAGCTACAGGATTCACAAAGACTTATTGGTTTGACGCTAACGATGCAGCAACATCTACAACGCCAATAACTCACGGCGCTGGCTCGACTACAACCTTTTTAACTAATGACGGTGCAGGGCCAAGCACAAACAGTTATAACCCAAATTCAAAAGCTGCATTATGGAACACATCGACAAATAAGTTCGATTTTACCAGCCTAAAAATTGGAGATACTGTTGAGTTTAGAGTTGATATTGATATTGCAAACGCAGCGGCGCAAGAGATTAATTTAGTAATAGACCTAGCAGAAGGCACAGCTGGCCCTTACAGTTTAAATGTAAACCATAGTTATTTTAAAACGGCATCCGCAGGCGATCAGATTACCGCGATGTTTAGAATCTATATGGGTGATGAGGTCACTAGGACAGGCAGCGCAAGATTTAGGCTTACATCAATTGCCCCGACAACAATAGTAGTAAACGGTTGGTTTTATCAAATCACATCAGTTTAATCAATAGGGTTTAAAATGTCACAAAATTTAGTCATAGCTAACAAAGATAACAAAGTTGTTTTCGTATTTGCGGGAATAGACTTGACACTGGCAACTGATATACTGGTTGAGTTTGGTGCTGAGTCTTACAGCAAGTTACTTAACCCTCTTATTGTCATCGTTGATAGTGCAACTGAGTTAAGTTTAAACCTATCCGCTACAGCAGAAGTCGGCAAGGTATTTGCAACTGTCACATACAAAGATGCGGCCAGTGTTTACGGTACCGATATCACATCAAGACAGCTAGGCAATTCTGACAAAATAGTTGTGGCAATTGGCAGTCAGTTAATCGTTGAAGATGGAACCGTTGTGACTAACGCCAATAGCTTTGTGACAGACGCAGAGTTTAAGACATACGCTAACATCAGAAACTTTGATTTACCTGCTACACAGCCGGATAGAGAGGCCCTGCTAATACTTGCAATGGATTATCTATCAGGCAAAGAGCTAATGATGAAAGGCAGGCGCACAGAAGAAGCTCAGGCGCTAATGTATCCTAGAGAAGATGTTTATATTTATAACGCCAAGCTATTAAAAACTGTTATACCTAGCCAGATTAAAAAAGCTCAGATGGAATTAGCAGCACAGGCCAACGAATCATCATTATTAAAAACTGGCACAGTGCAGAACCTCGCATCATTCAGCGTAGACGGTGTTTATTCTGAGTCGTATCACAGCGGCGGTAGCTTTGAGTATGTAAGGACTGATAGAGCAGATGTTTACCTTGACCCGCTATTAGTGAATAACGGATCAGGTAATATAATGATTAGGGTTTAGCAGTCAATTTTATTAGATATATATCCTAACCTAATAGGTATGAAGACGGGTGCAGCAATTAAAAATATTAAGCACCCTACCTTTTCATTGATTTTCTTTTTGTCCCAACCCTTACTAATTACACCAAGGCAAAACAAATAACAAACCATAGTGTATAATATAAATAAATCAATCATCACTTAGCTCTCCAAAAGCTTTCTTTAGGCTTATCAACATAAGCACTTGCAGTTTTACCACTTGGGCCAACTAATCCGCTTACTGATACATTGCCGCGTTGATTAGCCTTGACTAACTCCGCTTTAATATCAAGCAGCACACTTAGACGCTTATTGATTTTAAAGTACCAGCAAAATACTTCGCGTAATAATAAAAACACACCGATTGATATTGCTATTGATAAAAATATTGTTTGAGGGTTATTCATGTTACTTACTCCTTTATTTAATACAAGTGAACCAAAACAATGAGCGAGCATAAACACCGCCTTGATATGTGCACTCTTGATAACCAGCAAACATATTCCAAAACATAGGTATAAGTATTGCCAGCATAATAATTACAGCTAACCATTCAATTTTACCTTTACTCTTGCGCATGTTATTTACTTTCCACTTCTAAAAGTATTCCATATAAACGGCTACCATTTACAGCCGCAACCTTTACATCATCTAATGTCTGTCCAGTCTGTAAAAGAGGCACTATAAAATTATCAGTAGAAATATCAAATAGCTCAACAGCCTCAGACCTTGTGAGAATAATGTTATTAATTACCTTGTTAGATAAAGCGCTTTTTTTCTTAGCGTCTAATATTTTACTTACGATATGTTCCTTATATATTACCTGCATCACTTACTCTCCAATTCATCAATCATTTTCTGAATCATCTCGTTCTGCTTAGCTTCTTCTTTGCCGCAATACTCACGATACCAGCGCAACGAGTAGCCAATTTTTACGCAGAAATCTAACAGCGTGTAACCTTTGTTTCTAATCTTGCGGGTTAGTGGGTTCATTGCTGTTGCTCCTTTAGTGCTTTGGATTTTTTTAACTTTTTGACCTCATTAAACTTATCTAGTATTTTTTTTGCGTAATGTTCGCTTAACTTTTTATCTTTAAACATCCCCTTGATAATCCCCTTGCCTATCTTTAATTCTTTTTCTAAATTGTCACATGTACCGTAATCCTTTAACAATGACTTAAACAGCGTTTCAAATGCACTAACTTTACTTGACGATATGAAATGTGCATAATTCCCATATACTGCACCTTGCGACTTCTCAGTGTTGCTGTGCCTATAACTCCTCATAACTTTACTCTCCGTTTATTTGCATTGTTCTGACTTATCCTAATGCGCTATTTGCATGGTTGCAAGCCTTTCTTTAATTTAATTAAAATAGTGCTATAATTGCACAATATTTTATAAGGGTTTATTAATGAGCGCGGCAAGCATAATAGCAAACATTAAGAAAGGCTTGGGTAACGCCTCTGCTGCAACTGGCTCACCTGTAAGTGATAAGATTTATGTTGTCAATTCTGTGACTGTTGGCGGCGGCCCGTTAGGAGGTGGCACTACCACCAGCACAAATACTTTATTGCCTGATGCATTATTTAAGTCATTCGACGCGAAGTTGTTTGGAGGCACTATGCTTGCAGGCGATAGAGTATTAGTCTCTGATAACGTTACAGCAATTACGCAGGGCGACACAATACAACAGGGAACATCATTCTATATAGTTGTAGCTGTAGACATTAAAGCGCCACAGTCAGAGGTATTGGCTTATATCTCACAGGTAAGGTTGAAGTAATGCCGATTAAGGGTATGGATAATGTCAAAAAGGCAATTGCTAAAACCAAGACGCAAGCTAACATGGATATAAAATCAATTTATTTTAGCGGTCTGAGAACAATAATAAAAGCAACTCCAGTAGAAGAAGGTCGAGCCAAAAATAATTGGTTTCTGACCTCTGGCCAATCTTTTTCGTTATCTTCGGGTCGCAGTGCTGATAAAGGTGGCGGTGGTTCAGATTCAAGCCTGCTAACTATGCCAGAATATGTTTTAAACAAAAAAGTATACTTTACAAATAACTTGCCATACATCGGAGTTTTAGAATATGGCGGTTATCCATCACCAGGCACAGATAAAACAACGGGCGGGTACAGTACACAGCTAACACCATTTAAATCACCTAAAGGTTGGGTTAGAGCAACGTTACTATCTATGGCTAACAAGGTGCGATCACTATGAGCTATTTAAACACTCGACAGGCATTAGTCACTCAGTTTTTAGCAACTTCCGTAACAGGATTAACGGTTGCTGATATCGCTACTGATAACGAGTTCTTTGACCCTGCAAACAAATCTCTATGGGCAATGCTTACAGTCATTCCGGCTTCATCAGATGCGATGGGTAAAGGCTCAACAGACACGAATGAAGACAGGGGAATATTTCAAGTAAGCGTGTTTATACCTGTTAACACTAAAGACCGCTCTATTCTATCAGCTACAGCAGTTGACCAAGTGCGAGCAGGCTTTCAATTCAACACGTCAACGGTGTATAATGGGCAACAAGTAAGCATACAAGATATTAACGTGAATCAAGG